GCGTCCGTCTCGCCGTCGTCGTCCAAGTCGCCGTCCGCCTCGCCATCGCCGACAATGGCGCCGCCGACCGCCAACTATGATGTACGGCTGATTGACGGAACAGGGTACGACCTTTTGGAAGGACTCGGCGCAGACCGGAGCCGGACGGCCGTAGAGCAGGTGGCGATCCTCTACGCCAGTACGTCGGTGCATCCATCCGTCGCTGCGGCTGATGAGTTGCAATTGGTGATTGACAATCACTTCGCCGCGAGTGCGGAAATCGAGGTCCAACTCTACGTAGAACGCTGGGGTGATTGACGTATATGCCTTGGCCCAAAGGGAAGCAGTTCAGCGATGAACATAGAGCGAAATTATCTTCGGCTCGTAAGGGCATCCGTCGATCTGCTAGCACTCGTGCAAAACTTTCGGCATCGCTGAAAGCGAAGGGAGCCGAATGGCACGCCAAACGTACAGCAAAGGGTAATAAACACCGCGTTCTAACAGACGGTCAACGCCAGAAACTGTCGGAGCGCGCGAAGGCGCAATGGGCGGCAGATCGTGAAGGTCGTTCAGAGCAGTTAGCCCGAGCGCGTCAGAACAGTCCAGTTATCGGCGACGTATCTAGCTTGCACACGCCTACCTCGCGCGCTAAGGCTTCGGCAACCAAACGAGCCAAGTGGGAGAGCCTAACGGTTGGCGAACGAATACTGGCGATGCAACACTTACGTACCGCTGAAGTGCAGGCAAAAGCTGCGCTGTCTCGACGCGGTAGAACATTAAGTGTAGCCGCCCGTGCCAGGATATCGGACAAAAACAAAGGAAGGCGATTGCAGTTATCGGATGCACAACGCGCCAACAGAAGTTCGAAAGCTAAGGCGCATAGTGCCGCTGTATGGGCGAAACGCTCACAGCAAGATCGCGAACGAATTACGGCTCCGATGCAGCTAGTGACAAAGGATCGCTTGGCGCAGTTAACGCTAATAGAGCGGGACTCGTACTTCAGTGCGTTGGTACGGTCAGCAAGGGTGACAAGACCAACGAGTATCGAGCGTAGTGTCGCGGCTGTTCTTGGTGCCGTAGGCGTTGAGTACGTGCCACAGCACTCTATCGGCCGTTACGTCGTGGACTTTTTTGTTCCTAGTAAGGCGCTTGTCATCGAGGCGGACGGTGACTATTGGCATTCTAAGCCAAGTGTACGTGCTAGAGACGAAAAGAAGGACGCATACCTTCGACTGTCTGGCTGTACCGTTCTTCGTCTAAGCGAATCGGCGATCAAGAGGCAGCAGTTCGCCACGCTATTTGAATCTGTGTGTTGAATGGCGCTCCATCTCATCACTGGTCCGTCAGTAGAACCATTAACAGTTGCCGAGGCGCGCGCACATTTGCGGCTTGACGATTCCGCAGGTGAACCGTCACCGGTAGCGGTCACGGCAGCACTCGCAAGCCCTGCTGTCGCTGGTAATCTCAGCGCTGGAGCGTATCGGTACCTCGCGACTTTTGTCACAGCCGATGGTGAAACTGAGGCCGGTGCTATTTCGGGGATAGTAACGATTGCGAACCCAGCCGTCAATGGGAAAGTCGAGTTAACGGCGATCCCGACTGGCGGCGCCGCAGTCACGAGCCGCAAGGTCTACCGCACGGAGGCGGCCGGATCGACGTACCTGCTTCTCGCGACGATCGCGAACAACACCGCGAGCACGTACACCGACAATATTGCCGATGCGAGCTTGGGGGCACAGGCGCCGACGACGAATACGACGGTCGATCCGTACGTGACCAACTTGATTGTTGCCGCGCGCGAGCGAGCGGAAGTCGCCACGCGCCGCCAACTGCTCCGAGCGACCTGGGACTTGTATCTCGACGCCTGGCCTCGCGACGGCGTGATTGAGATCCCGAAGCCTCCGCTCGACAGTGTCACGTACGTGAAGTACACGGACACCGGCGGAACGCTAACGACGCTGGCGCTGACGACGGACTGGCTCGTCAGTGCACCGGCCGGGCCGCGGTGCCGTCGTGGGCGTGTCACGTTGGCCTACGGCCAGAGCTGGCCGTCGATCCGCGAGATCGCCGACGCGATCGTCGTCCGCTTCGTCGCTGGTTATGGGGCGACAGCCTCGACCGTGCCGAAGCTCCTGCGGCAGGCCATGCTCATTGACATGGGTACGTTGCATGAGCATCGCGAAGACGTGGTCGTCGGTACGATCACCGCTGAGCTTCCACGCCTCTCCGCATATATCTATCGCTCGTATCGGAGCCACGCGCGCCACGGCACGATACAGGAGGCGGCCTGATGGCCTCTGCTACATTGATCGGGCAGATGCGGGAGCGCGTAGCGATCCAGCAGAAGACGTCCTCCACGGACAGCCAGGGCGGGCGCTCTGTGACGTGGGGCATCCTGGAGACGGTGGCGGCGGCGATCGAGCCGGAGGGCGCGACAACTGAGCAGATTCAGGCCGGCGCTATCACGGCGACCGGACGCTACCGAGTCCGCCTGCGGCATCGGACCGACGTCACGGCCGCGATGCGCCTTCGATGGCGGACTCGGCTCCTGCAGATCCTCTCGGTCGTCTCAGACGAGCGGCGGCGCTGGCTGCTGCTCCAGTGCGCAGAGGTCCAAAATGTCTGACGGCCAAAATACATCGTCGACATTATGCGAATGCGGTTGCGGGCAAGTGGTAGGCATGCGGCGCGGTAAACCCAATCGCTTTATCAAGGGCCATCAGGCTCGGATGCCAGAGGCTCGCGCCAAAATGTCTGCGACACGTCGCGCCATTCCTATCACGCCTGAACACAGAGCCAGGATGGCAGCAGGACTACGCGGCATTCCGAAATCGCCTGACCATCGCGCGAACTTGAGAGGGCCGAGATCAGCCGAGGTCCGCGCAAAGTTCTCAGCCATGCGGAAGGGCATTCCGAAGTCTCCTGAGTTCGTCGCGAGAATAGCCGAACTCCAAAGAGGTAAGAAGCGTGGGCCGCATAAGCCGGAAACGAAAGCGAAAATCGCCGCTGCTAAACGTGGGAAGCCACACTACACATCGCCGGAGCATCTAGCGAAGTTAGCCGCTGGACATCGTCGTGCCCAGATCGAAGGGCGAATCCCATTACCGAAGGGGCGACGTTATACCACGCTGGCGCAAGCTCTTGATCTGTATCTCGCAAAGCGAGGTGTAAATGTTGAACCAGAGGTTCGTTTCGGTCCTTACACAGTCGATCTCTACGACCGAGTAGATCACGTCGCGTACGAAGCTGACGGATTGTATTGGCATAACCGCATGGAGACGAAGAATCCAGGCCATCGCGCTAGACGTGACACGTACCTTCGAGAACAGCACGGACTTGCAGTAATTCATTACTCGGACATCGATATCCGAACTTTGACTGGTTGGCCGCGCAAGCATGCGTGGCGTGTGCCTGAGGTAGCCGCCTAATGGCATCCCTTGCGCTGTCGCCGGTGTCGGTCGCTATCTTCGGCAAGCTCAACGTCGCGGCCGTGACTGACCTCGCGACCGGCGGGGTGCACGACGACGTACCGCAGGCGCCGACGTTTCCGTTCGTCTGGTATGAGGTCTCGGAGCGCGAAGGTCGCGGCTTCGGAACTGGCGGGTTCCCGGAGGTGGAGATTCGCGTCCACGTCTTCAGCCAGTACGAGGGCATGTCGGAGGCGCAGTCGATCCTGCTGCAGGCCATCGCCGCGTTGAAGGACGCGAGCCTGACTGTAACCGGCTATACGCAGGCCGGACTGGTGTTCTACGACGAGACGGTGCTATTGCCGGACGAGCAGCTGCATGGAATAAAAATACATGAAGCCGTGGCCATGTTTCGAGTTTATATCGAAGAGGCTTAACTCACTATGAGTAGAACCCTTTCAGAGACTCATCGCGCGAACATCTCGGCAGGAGGCATGGGGCGCATAATGACGGCAGAGACTCGCGCCAAAATCGGTGATGCCAATCGAGGAAGAGTTCGTAGCCTCGAAGTGCGTCAAGAAATGAGCAGGTCACGTAAGGGACGTCGCCGCCATACCGTCGAATCAAAAGCCAAGATAGCGGCAGTGAGCGTCGCTAACGCCGGGAGAAAATGTTCTTCGGAAACGCGCGCTAAGATGAGCGTTGCTCACAAGGGGCAGCAAGTATCGGCGCGAACCCGTTCTCTTCTAAGTGCTAAAGCGAAAGACCGCTTCGCGAATGGTCGCACGAATCTGCCTCCGAATCGGATGTACACCAAGTTGGCTCAGCGGCTTCATCGCTACTTGGAAGATGTGTGTGGCATTGTCGGGTTGCTGATCGAAGAGCGGTTCGGTTCATATCAGGTAGATCTATTCGACCCTGTAACGCGGACGGCCTTCGAAGCCGATGGTCACTATTGGCACGACTTGCGAGAAAAACGAAACCCTGGTTATCAGATGCGTCGTGATGCTTACTTAAAGGACGGATATGGCATCACGGTAGTTCATTTCACAGACGTTGAAATTAAGGCGCTGACGTCGAAGGTGGCCGCATGACTGACGAGAGACCAACTACGACAGATCCGACAGCAGTGCTGCTCGATTCGGCCGGCCGGCCGGCGCGATCGCCGCGGACGGCGCTGTGTCCGCGCTGTGGAGCCGGACCAGATCAGCGCGTGGCATCGTCAGGGTTTGGGGACCCTCACCCAGTATGTCGGAGGTGCGGGCACGAATGGACAGGGGAACGCTTCGATGGCTGATCTCGACGGCCGCCAGTATCGCGCCGTGCGTCGACTGAGCACGAAGGGTGACCTGACGTTGGCCGAGCCTGGCGAGACGTGCGAGCGCGTGCCGACGGAGAGCCTGACGTGGCTCCTCAGTGAAGGGAAGATCGTGCCGATCAACCGGATCAGTGAAGCGGAATGGGGCGACCTCGGGCGTCCGGAAGGTCAGGGATAGCGCGCCATGCCAGCACCAATATCGCCAGGGAAGTTCGGATCGGCGAGTATATTTTTCATCGTCGACGGCTACAACCTGATCGCCAACAAGTTGAAGGGCCTGCGGTACAAGCACGAGGCCCTGCAGGAGCGGTCGGACGGGCTCGGCGACACGTGGGAGGAGCATTCGCCGACCGGGATGTCACGCGTCGAGTTGGCGCAGGAGGGCGCGTTCTTCGACACGACCACGAATCGTATCCATGATGCGATGTCCGGGCAGGCGCCGCTCTCACCATCTGCGACGGCCCGCGTGATCTGTCTCGGGTTTGCCGGCCACATACACGGCCATCCGTTCGTCGGGTTCGAGGGGGCCTTCTCGACGACGTACGAGGTGCTGGCCCAGAACGCGCAACTGACGAAGGCCAACGCCGAGTACCGGATCAGCGGACAGCTTGACAACGGCGCCATCCTGCAGCCGCTCGTCACGAAGGACAACGACTGGAACACGGCCACGGAGGGCAAGTCGGTCGACTACGCAGCGGACTCTACGCAGCGTGTCATTCCGATCACGTCGCACACGGCAGCCGGAGCCGCCGTCGTGACAACGCCGGTGCCGCACGGGCTCACGACCGGGGACATCGTCGTGATCTCCAGCGTGCATTCGGCCGGCGCGACGATCAACGGGCAGCGGACGGTCACGGTCGTCAGCACGACGACATTCTCCGTGCCGGTGGATACGACGGCCGGTGCCGGCACCGGCGGGTCGTTCGTGCGGGCGAATTCGTCAGGCGGCGGGGTCGGGTATCTCCAGGTGACGGCGATGACCGGGTTCGGCCAGTTCGTCGGCAAGATCCGCGACTCGGCCGACGACGTGACGTATGCCGACCTGATCACGTTCACGGCCGTCACGTCTGCGCCGGATGCCGAGCGGAAGACGGTCACAGGGACGGTCGATCGGTATCTGGCCTTCGACGGGGAGGTCTACGGAGACCTGTCGGCGTCCCTCTCGACGTCCGCCAGCGTGAGCCCCAGCGCATCCGTGTCGCCGTCGTCGTCTGTCAGCCCGAGCACAAGTGTGTCGCCGAGCGTGTCGGCCTCCGCCAGCGTCTCCCCGTCGGCCTCGGTGAGTCCGTCTGCGAGCGTGAGCCCGAGCGCCTCGACGTCGATGTCGCCGAGCACCTCGCTGTCGCCGTCGGTGAGTGCGAGCGGATCGGCGTCGGCCTCGGTCAGCCCGAGCGCGTCACTCAGCCCGAGCGCCTCGACTTCGTTGTCAGCCTCTGCGTCGGTGTCGCCGTCCGTCTCCGCCTCAGTGAGCGCATCGGCCTCTCGCAGCCCGTCAGTGTCCGCGTCGCTCTCCGCGTCGCTGAGCGCGTCAGCGTCAGCGTCACCGTCCACGGCCGGGGCCGGGTCGATCACGGTCTTCTGTGGGTTTGCGAGGAGCTGAGATGTGGAGTGACGCGCAGCTCGCGGAAGCACTAGAGACCGCGAAGGAATTGGAACAGGCGGCGCGGGCGGCCATAGCCACCGACGATCTCGCGGAACGGGATGCAGCACTGGCGGTGACGCGGCACGTGACGGCGTTTCGGAAGTCGCTGGAAAGCTGGATCGGGACGCGCGCGATCCGCGCGCACCTACTAGGTAAGGGCGCAGTACAATAAGGCAATGGACATCGCCATCGAACGCCGTCGTGCCCAGAGCCGAGAGCGCAATCGGCGCTGGCGTGAGAAGCACGCCGAACGGAAGCGCGAGCAAGGGCGACGATGGTACGAGACGAATAAGGCGCAGGCGAACCGCGAGAAGGTCAATACGTACGCGCGGAGATCACGAGCCAAGCGCAATCCAGACTATGGCAAGCAGTACTACGCGGCGAACCGTGAGCGCCTTACTGCGAAGGCTAAAGCGTGGCGTATAGCGAATCCGGAACGTCATGCGGCAAATGAGACTCGTTGGCGAAAGGCGAATCGCGAAAGGCTCCGCAACAAGGAAAGAGATCGCAGGAGGGCCAACCTTGATCGATACAAGGCGTACTCGCGCGAGTCACAGCGACGCGCTCGGACAAAGAATCCTGAGAATGTTCGCGAGCGGAAACGCCTCTGGCGCAAGAAGAATCCTAAGAGAGTGAAACAAACAGATCGTGCAAGCCGGGTTCGGAACGCGGCCGGGCGGAAAGCATCACAAAAGAAATGGAACCTGGCTAATCGTGATAAGAAACGAGCAAACGCGCGGCGATGGGCCACTGCGAATCCTGAACGGCGGCGCGCATTAGGCCGCATCAAGGAATTGACGCGTCGAGCTAGGAAGCGGAACGTATTCGTTGAAGTTATCGATCCGCAGATCGTATTTCAGCATGCGAACGGCGCGTGTGGGATTTGTCTCTTAGACATTGATGCGACGAGTAAATGGCATGTCGATCACATCGTGCCATTGGCGTGCGGTGGTGAACATTCGTATCGGAATACGCAACCTGCGCATGCAAAATGTAATATGTCCAAGGGAGCACGTGTGACGGCAGCGTAAACACGCAACGTTCGTAAGCCCGCCTGCCCCGCCATAAATCAACTTGTCGCGCAGGCCGCCTTTTAGATACAGCTCGCTGATAGCGAGCAGAAGGTGGTTGTCTTGGCAGGTAAATATTCTTCGCAAAGTATTACGATCACCTTTGACGATGCCCCAGGCGGCACGGGGCGTATCGTCACCGGCTACGTGCAGACGATGAGTGGCACGAAGATCGAATCCGTCCTGCAGGCGAGCCATGCCTTCGGCGACTCCTGGGAGGAGCATACGCCGACGGGTATGGCGCGAATGGCGCCGGTCACGTTGTCCGGGCACTGGGACACGACGGCGACGACCGGACCGCACGTGGTGTTCGTCGCGCCGGATGACGGGCCGCAGGACGACACGCGGACGCTCGTGATGGTCTTCGGCGACAGCAAGACGATGACGGTCGAGACACGGCTCGTGTCGTATTCGGTGAACGGTGTCAACGGCAACCTGACGCAGTTCGAGGCCGTCATTCAGCCGACCGGGGCCGCGACGTGGAGTTGATCGTCTCTGTAGTTGTAGGAAGCTGAAACTGCGGCGGCCGATCCGGTACAACCTGGATCCGCCGCCTCCGATTCACCTGAGAGGACAAAGCCGTCATGAGCATTTTCGCGTCGCAGACGCAGCAGACGATTCCGATCCCGTTCGATCCACCGAATACCGTAACTGTGCGCAAACTTACGGGCAGAGAAACAGAGGAGGCGCAGGAGGCGCACCGCAGCAGTATCGCGACTGGCAGCGCGCGGTCCTGGGCGGCGGCGTTCCGCCGCATGCTCGAACATGGGGCCAGCGATCCAGACGTGCTTAAGGCGATCGCCGACCCGTTAACCGGTTACGACCGCTATGCCCTCGTGCGCTTAGGGCTCGTCGCATGGAGTTATCCGCTGCCCGTGAAGCCTGCCGATGGTGCAGCGACAGGTGCCGTGGACGACCTGGACGACGAGGCCGTGGACTTCATCGCGAGAGAGGTCTTGCGTCTCACGAAGCCTGGATTGTTCGCCACGCAGGAGGAAGCGGAGGCTGACAGAAAAAACGTCTGACCCGGTTTCATCGATCGCTCGATGGTGAACCGGGCCTCCAGCCGTTCGAACAGTTCGTCGGGATCCTCTGCGAGGAATTTCACTGTCTGCCGTCGGAGGCGTGGGCAGAACTAGAACGCCTTCCCGTCGGGTTCCTGCAGCAGGTGATCGAGTATCGGCGCTACGCGTCGGCGTACTACGCCAACCAGGTTGACCCAAAGGGATGGGCACAGTCAGAGATGCGAACGCTGGCGCAGGAGATCGAGATGGCGCTGGCCGCCGAGGAACTACTAGATGGCCGACAAGTTCACAATCGAGATTGACACGCGCGAACTGCTCGCGGCGCTCGATGCCATCCCGGCGGCTGTCCTCGCCCATCTCAGGGTCGCGTCCAAGATTACCGCTGACAACATCGCGCGTGAGGCGAAAAGCCGGGTCGCACGACGCACAGGTGAGACAGCAGAGGGGATTCACGTTGAAGAATCCTACGACGGTAGCGGGTACGTCGTCCTGATGGGAGATGCAGTTGGTTCGGCAGAGACGGCGCGCCGCAAGGCGCTCGGGCTCAGCACGGCGAAGTCCAAATTGTATCAAGGGAAGCACACCGGGATTTGGCTGGAGTTCGGGACCAAGTTCATGACGAAGCGCGAGTTTTTCTTCCCGTCAGCGCGGCTAGAGGAAGCCGCGCATGATCGGCGAAGTCGTCAAGCTATTCAGGACGCGATCGATTCCAAAGGTCTCGGTGAATGAGTACTGCTACTGCTACACGCAACCCTAGCGAAAGAGGTAATCCAACTCTGCGCCTGTGCGTCGTGTGCGGCGGCCCCGTTCCAGAGCGCCAACATGGTCGACCTGGCAAGGCGCCAGCGTGTTGTTCGGATTCGTGCAAGGC